TCCGCGCCCTCCTGACCGAATGTCCCATGCTCGGTATCGTGCCCGCCCCAGTCGAGCCATTGCCGCCGTTCGATCAGCCAGCAGGAGCCCGAGCAGGTCATCGTCTCCGAAATTTCCTCGCCCTTCTGCTGGGCCTCCCGCTCAGGCCACGGTAGCGACCGCATCCCGCGACCGTCCTCACTTTCATGGGTGAGCCGCCGGCAGTCCGTATGACTATGCTCCCGCCGCTTCCATTGGGTCGTATCCAGATCGTAGCGGCGAGGCACGACGGCCGATCCGGGTTCCCAGGCGTCGATCAGTTTGGCGTCCATCCCCGCGTCCACGGCGCAATGAGCGTCGAGCTTCAGCAGGAATCGCCCTCTCGCCTCGCGGGCCAGCCGATTGAGCATCGGACGCATCCCGATCCGCTCGCCCGATTCGATGTAACGCACACGCGGATCCTCTACGGGCCGCGTTTGATCCGGCCCGTCCAACCCGACGAGGACCTCACGGAACCTTTGCAGATGACCGAGCAAATCCAAAATGGTCGCGCCGAGGAACTCCTCGTTTCTAGCCGGGATGATCACCGAGACCGTCGGCTCCCCTTTATCAACTGTCGGGCGCGGGGCTGAACCGAGCGCTATCGGCTGTGGCGTCACATCCCGCAGCTCCGGCGTCGTCTCGGGTTTGGGCCATGTCGGCACGGGCCAGAATTTCTCGACGATCCATTCGAGCGGGCGCCGCTGATGCTGCCATTTCCCCGAGGTCCACAGCTTGATCGAGTACCGCCTCGCGGCCTTCTGCTCTGTGCCGCTGGCGCGGTAGGGAAAATGCGGGCCGTCACCGCAGCGGAAGAAGTGCGCAAACCAGGTCTTGCGATTGACCACGTGCCGGCCGCCCGAGAGCCAGGCCTTGCACGCGATCTCCACGCCCATCTGGCCCCAGGAGCCGTGGCCTTCATCCAGGCCGCCGAGGTCCCAGAATCGCTGGTGCTCCAGGAACCAGCAGGCGCCCTGGCCGGTCATCACGTCGGCCAGCGGGCCCTGGTTTTTGGCCCAGCGGCGGTGCGCATCGAACTCGTCGGGGTACGCCAGTTCCTTGCGAAAGCCGACGTGCCGGCATTTCTGGCACGGCTGGTCCGTCCCTCGCTCGTCGTGATGGTAGCCGCACTTTTCGCAGACCCAATCCCGGTTGCCCCAGTATTGCACCCGCATGGGCTTGTCCTTGCAGTGCGGGCTGCGGAAGTACATCCAATCCGTGCGTTTCTTTCGCTTGGGTTGCCAGACGACATCCTCGCGCAGCGGGCCGGGTCGGCCGCACTGCGGGCACTTGTCGACCTGGCGGTGGTTGTTGCCGGTCCATCCGCAGCCGTCACAGACTAGGTCGTAGGCGTGGAGGTTATACATCCGGGGGATCACGATCCAATCCGGCTCGCAATCGGCCATGAGCTTGACGTCGAAGCCCTCATCGAACATCGAATGTGCATCGGTCTTGAGGATGTACCTCGCCTTGCTGATCCGGGCCGCCTCATTGCAGCTTTGCCGCTGGCCCTGCGGCGATTTATGGCGGATCACGCGAACCCGCGGGTCTTTGGGGGGCTCGGGCCCTTGGTGCTCGCCGTCGATCACGGCGATGACCTCGGTGTCCCCCCTGGCGGTGGCCAGAACGCTTTCGATCGTCTTAGCCAGAAACCACTCGTTGCGGCTCGGAATGATCACACTGACGTCGGGCATTGTGGCTCCTATGAGGCACTCGATGACGGGCTCGACGAGACTGAGGCCGAAATCGAACTGGACGGACTCGACGAGACTGAGGCCGAAATCGAGCTGGACGGACTCGAGCTGACCGATGTCGACGGACTACTGCTGATCGATGTGGACGGGCTCGAGGAAGCGATGCCGGCCGCGTCGACCACCCTCGTTTGACCTTCGACGTAGATCCAAACAGTCGCCGACCCGCTCGCGTCGACTGTCAACGCTGCGTTTGGATCGAGGACGATCGTGTCGTCGCCGAAATCCATCGAGATCGTCATCGCCCCGCCGCCCATGGGGCCGAGCACGACACGCTTGACCGCGTTCGACTCTTCCCCGGCGCCGAGTGTGACGGTGATGGATCCACCGATGCTCAGGATCAATCGCCGGATCACGAGCTCGTAGCCGGACCCCGGCGCCGCCTTGATCGTCTCACAGCCGCTGGCGTCGGCCGTACTGGCGTTGACCCGCCAGCGGCTCGTGATCGTGCCCTGGTGGATCGGCGAGATTTCCAGTGTATTCGTACTAATCGCCATCGCCTGTCACCGCCTTTCTGGGCCGTCCTCGCCGCGGCGGCGAGCTATCATCTGCGGCGTCGGTCGTGGCCTCGGATACACTCGGTTCGCCGTCGTCGTTTTTCGTGAGCACATCGGGGCTTTCGGGTTTCGATTGCGGTGTCGGCGTGGCAATCGCCCGCTCGGCCGCCGGCAATGCCGTGGCCGTCTCGACCTCGACGTGCCGTATGGGGGGACCGCCGCGGACTTCCGTGTCGGCGAGCCGAGCGGCATCGCGACTGTGGTCGGCCGCACCGTAGCCCTTGGCGATCACTCGCTTGGCCCTGGCTGTCGGCAGGCGTACGACCTCACCGGGCCCCCAATCGCTCCAGCGTTTCGTCAATCGCACGTTGGTCATTCTCATGATCGTCTTCCTTTCATTTCCACACGTTCGCGGGCTTGCCCTTCGTGGCCCAATCGTTCGTGTGCTGGTGGATCGGTTGCATGTTTTCGTCGGGCCATGTGATCATCGCCTCGATGTGTCCGATGGGGACATGGCAGGCGAGCAGGACCTGCCTTTTGTGCTTCTGGAGTTGTTTCCAGAAATAGATATCCGCGTCGACCCGTCCACTGCCCCACATCCCGTCACCGTTGGGCTGGTCCCAGAACCATGGGTGCGGGATATCGAGCAGGTGATCGACTCGCAGTACGGTCAGGCCGAAATGGCCCGAGGCGATCTGCATCGTCTCGCCCTTAAGTTCGGTAATTGGGATCTCACTGCGAACCTGACCGCTGCGGCCTGTGATGCTCATAAGGATCGGGAATTCGCCCCGCCCTTTCTGCACCGGCACGATCGCGGTGGCCTCCGGATGTTGCAATGCCAACCGCAGCAACTGCTCAACATCGTCCTTGCGAAACACGCTGTCGTAATCCATGGTTACAATCAAATCGATGCCACCGTCAATGAGCTGCATCATGCCTCGCTCGAGACACTGACCCCAAAATGCGCCTTGGGTCCGGACCAAAGGGATCCGCAGCGGCTGTAATGCCTCGAACGCGCAGCTCATGTTGTCCTGAAAACCCAGACGCGGTACGCTCATCACGGCCGCCACTCGTGCTTTCACGATGGCCACGGCCGTCGCGACTTCATCAGGATGCAAGGCCGGGCAAATGTTCGGGTCCTTCGTCCCCGAGGCAAAGCCGCGACATTCGTTGATGGTCTGCGGCGTCTCCGTCAGCGGCCAGGCTTGGACGTCATGGAAGCCGACGCTCTCTATCATGGCGCCGAGGCATTGGAGTGTCGGGACCCACCAATTCGTCGGGTTGTCCGCGTACTCGCGGCCCGGGTAGTATTCCATGACCATCTCATTGGCACTGAAACCGGCCCCGATCCCGCCTCGGTACGGGCTCGCTTCATCGAGACTGGCCGTTTCGACATACAACGCCCCTTTGCAAACGTCGGATATCTTCTGCAATGCCAACAATGGATGCTTGAGGTGATAGATCGTTCCAAAGAAGAATACGACGTCGAATGATCCGAGTGATTGGGCACTCACGTCATACGCGGATATTCCATAACGGAGACATTTCTGCCCTTTGTCGTTCTCCCAGATACACTCGCCGTCGTACGTTGCACGATCCTTTGTAAACCCCAGCGCCTCGCGGCACAGATCGAATGTCTCCCATCTGTGTCGCGACTGGTCGCTGCCGCACCTATCGCTGAAATCATCGATGGCCACGACCTCGGCGGCGCCCCGCCTGAGCGCCTCGAAGGTCCAGTAGCCATCCCACGCGCCGATATCGAGCACACGCAGGCCCGTCAAGTCGGGCGGCAGGCAATAACGATCCGGGTTGATCGGGAAATACCCAGGTGTCACAATCCCGCCCGGCAGTTCGATCTTGTGATACCAGTACGGCATCGCCTCCACTCGTTGTTGTAGCTCGTCGTGATCCATCATTTCATTCCTCGTTCGTCGTTATTGTCTGATAGGGTCGCCAGGCCGGGGCCGTGACGGCCACCGACCTGACGAACGAGATTCATCGAACAGGCCTATCCCCGCTGGAGCAGGCGCAGACCATCGGATCCGGTGGCGACAGTCCCAATGTCGGCCCCATCGGCTACCCGACTCAGCACGGCGACGCAGGCGACGCCGACCGTCTGTTTCTCCGGCGCAAAGTTCAGGCCGATGTAGCGCTTGCGACCTTTAAGATCGATGTTCATCTGGTAGACATTCTGCTTGCTGGACGACAGGGCCGGCAGGACGAAGCCCGCCGAGGTGCTCGTCGCGGACGCCCCGACGAATTGCGTGACGGCCGTACCGTCTGTGTAATCCGTCGGGTCCGTATCACTCTCGCAGACCCGCAACGTGCTGACGGCCGTGGAGGCGGCGTCACCCGTGCCAGCGACCAGGGCGAGGATACAGGTGTCGAACCCCTTCGTGTCGACGGCGTCGAACACGGTGCCCGCCGACGTCATCGTCTGGCCCTCGAACAAATTGATCACTTTGACTTCCGGTTGCATTTGTCCATCTCCTATTTCGAGATTTTGTATCCGGTTATCGTGCCCCGCCCATTCCGGGCGGGGTACATGGGGTCACGAAGTCGGAGCCGGGCCGATTAGCTGCCACCCATCGCGCAGATCACCGGGCCGTACGCGCTGTCGGTGCCGATATTGTGGTTAACGATGCAGAATCGCTGCGTCGCCCGGATGCCGATCTGGTCGTATTCGAGGTATCGATCCTCGCTGCGCTTGATCGTGATGCCTCGCCGCGAGCCCAACGTCGCGGCCAGCTTATAGTCGCCGAAAAAGAACATGATCTTGTTATTCAGCGCCGCCGAGGTGTCGTCGGTCGGCATCGCTGGCCATTCCACGATCGGGTAGCCCATGTAGGCCGGCTTGTAGACCCCATCGACACGCTCTCGCATCGTGGCCCCGCCGGCGGCCTGGATGAGTCGATCAAAGCAGGCCACCTTGGCCTGGGGGGAACAATGCCATTTGGCCCGCCGGCGGCCGTAGAGCGGCAGCTTGGACATTAGCTCCATCAAGGCCGTGTCGGTGACCTCCGACCATTGGTCCATCGACGAGCTGAAGTCGTGGTAGGCGTAGCTATGACTGCCGTCGATCGCCTTGGTTCGGATTCCGATCATCCCGCCGTAGGTGCCCGTACCGTCCCCATCGATCGCACACTGGTCTTCCTTCGTCGCGAAGGTCAGAGCCATCTCATCGATGAAGTCGTCGGCTATATTGATCACGGCGTCCTCATTGAGGTCGCTCGACATCCGGGTCAGGACCCCGAGCTTCTTCGCCGTCAGCTCAACGTGGCCCCAGCTCTTGTCCGATGCCGTAATCTCCGACGTCTCGCCGACGAAATAGGCAGTCAGGCCATCACTGCGGCGGGGAATAATCATGTGATCGCTGGTCATCGGCTGGAGACGCGCTTCGCGGCGGGCGTTGCCGTACTCCTCGCGCAGATCGATGATCGAATTCTCCGTCTCGTCCGGCACCAGGAAGCCGCCTGCCGTGTTGTCACTCTCGGTTTGGACGCGGACTTCGAACCCTTTCTGCCGTTGACACTTCTCGCGGATATCGGCCCGGCTGCCGATCGTCGCCAGCAGCCACATGCCCGACCAGTAGGCATTGCGCTCGGCGTCGGGCCCTTTGAAGGCCCGCAGTTCGCCAAACCGCATGGCCGTTGCCGGCACCGTATGGATCTTCTCGCCGGTCGTAATGACCGGCCGACTCTCCGGATCCTTCGCGGCCTGGAAACGGGCCTGGACGTTTTCGAGCCGCTCCTGTTGATTGGCTTCGTGCTCCAGTCGCTCGGCTTCGTTGAGCAGGTCCGTAATCCGTCGGTCTTCGTCGGTTGCCAGGCCACGTTCTTCCTGCTCACATTTGGCTTTGATGGCCGCGGCCTCTTCGGCTTTCGTCGCGGCCAGTTCCCGTAATTCTAGTACCGTCATCGGTAATCTCCTTTGTCTGTGACGGGGCAAAAGAAAAACGGCCGTGCAGAGGGTGTAGGCCCCTACACGGCCGTTTTCTTTTCTTGCGTCGTGCCCGCCGGACGATCAATCCCGCGTCACAAGCCCCGTATTGTCCCGGGACGTGAGTCACGCCCCGCTTCGAATCGTTCTTTCCCTAGAACACGTCTACATCCACCGCCGGCCGCGAAACTCGGCCGCGGATCACCGCCTCAGGCATCGGCCTTCGGTCGGTTGCGGTTGATGATTCGTTCGGCCTTGCGGCCCAACGCCGCCATACGGTGACGCTCCAGCGGTGTCGGCTCGGCCGATATCAACTTTGTCTTTGTGGAATCCGTCTTCTGGGCCCGCCCGGGGCCCGGGCGCTCCTGACGCCGCATCTGACCGCCACACTCCGGGCAGAGGATGTCCTTGCAATGGTCCTCGCTCTCGAGCGTATGCCCGCACTCGATGCACTCGCACATATACGCATCTGCCCGCTGTTGTCCGGCACGGATCCGGCCGAGCGATCGGGCGGCGACCGTTGTATCCGGGTACGCCGGATAGGTCACCGGGCCCACGTCAAAGAGTTGCCCGACCTGCGTGATCGTCCGCTCGGCTGTGCCGTCGTCATGGTTCTTCCACGTGTCCTCAACGACGGTAAAGGCGAACGAGCACCCTGTAATGTCCTTACGGCGGACCTCCTCAAGCGTATCACGACCGGTCGTCGTGTTCGGCAGGTCCACCTCAAAACGCAAGCCTACCGTATTCGTCGAGAGCCGCAGGGTCCCGCTCGTTGTGCGGCCCAGGAGCAGATTAGGGTCATGGTTTTTGAGTGCCCGAACATCATCTTCGAGCACCGCGTCGAACGCCTTCGGGTGGATCTTCTCCCGCCATCCGCCAAAATCCAGCGACCATTTGCCGAACTTGGCCGCATATCCGACGAGCTTCGGTTTGTCGCCCTCCTCGACCCGCAGCTCGATCTCCTCGGGCGGCAGGATGCGCCGTTCCATATTGACCGGCCCGGGCGTCGTGGATCGATCTTTTTCCCATTGGCTTTGACATACGGCGTAGCGCTGCTTCTCGTCCGGGTACTCGGTGACCATCACGTCATCGCCCATACAACGGTCGAGAAACTCCTGCTTCGTTTCGTCGTCTTTAGGTTTCGGCAAGGGCATGGCTGTCTCCTATTCTGTTGAGCAGGAGCTCGGCCAGCTCCTGCGTCTGTGATTCGCCGATCGCCCGATCCGGGCCGAGCCGCTCATCGAGGATCTCGGTCAACGCCCCGATCGCCCGCTCGACCGCGATGTCGTGGGCCGCCGCGTAGACACGTACGGCATCGATGAGGACCTCCCGGGCCCAGTCCCGATGTCGCTCCCACCATGCCGCATCCGTCTTGCGCCCGTTGGCCCGAATTTGCTTCGTTACGATTCGCTGCCAGCCGCTGGCCATCAGGTCGCGATAGGCCACCCGCGCATCGTCGCTTGGGGTGGCCTTATCGCTATCTGGTATCTGTTGTGCCGGCAGTGTCCCGGCCGGTGTCATGTTCATCGGATCGAGGTAGACGTCGCCTTCAGGGCCAATCGGATTCATATTCTCCTTGGCACGGATATCATTGATCGACAAATACCCCCATTGGCGACCCGCCGTGTAATATTGGGTTCGGTTCTCCATGTTGCCCCTCAGCATCGCATCAACGAGGATCTCAGCGAACAACCGGCCCTGTTCCGAGGGCATGAACAGCTTGCGGTTGATCTCCAACTCCCACTTGCGAAACCAATAAAGCATGGTGGTCATGTAAAAATCGAGATTGAGCTGCTCGACGTTGTTGTATTTGCTGTGCTCCATCGAGCCGAGCTTGTGCGGCGGGATATTAAAGATCCGAGCGCAGTCGTCGACGGTGTATTCCTGCACTTCAAGGGCCTGGGCCTTGTCCGGCTCGATGCCAATGCGATTCCACTTAAGCCCCTCCTCCAGGACCGCGATCCGATGAGCATTCGAGAGCCCTTTATGAGCCAAGGTCCATGCTTCTTTGAGACGATTTTTGCCCTCATTGCTCAAATGATCCGGATGTTCGAGCACGCCGCCCGGTGCCGCGCCGTTCGCGAAAAACCGGGCACCGTACTCCTTGACCGCGATCCCGTAGCCGATTGCATCACGATGATAGTCGACGACGGGATAGCCGGTATAACCGTCGAAGCCCAAACCCTTGATGTGCAGGACGTTCTCTTCAGGCAATGCGACCGTCTCCGCCGCCTTGACGCGAACCTCGTAATACGGGATGCCGCCATCGGAAATCTTCCGCTGCGTGCGGTCGGGCAGCAGAGGCCAGAGCTTTACCGGCCGGCCCGCCCCATCCCGCTGAATCTCGGCATACCCGTTGCCGTACGTCAACACGTGCGCCTGGCGGGTCTCGATGAAAGTCACGGAATCCATGTATTCATTCGGCCAGTCGTGGAGCAATCGGTAGACACGGTGCTTGTTTTGCTTGATTTTGCCGCCGGTTTCCAGCCGTTGGTAAATCATGAATGGCAGGCTCGCCAGCGTCCCCGAGATGATGCGTACGGCCGCCCAGAACGGCGTATACTTCAGCGCCGACACCTCGCTAACCGCTACCCCGGCCGACGATTCGCCACCCCCGATATATTCCACGAACCACCGCGGCGGATGCCGCTGGGTAAATCGCTTCGCCAAATTTTCGAAGATCCGCGTGATCATTCCTCTTCGTCCCCAATGATCAGCAAGCCGCGATCCTCATAGATGCTTTTTTGCGGGACATCGGTATGCTGCGCGATGCCGATCGCCATCGTCGCGGCCGTGATGCCGTCGATCTTCTCGGTGCTCTTGTCCTTCGACGGCTTGGTCAGCCCGCCGCGACTCTCGGCCGCCACGTTCGATGCCATCCATCGAAACACCGGGTTGCCATCGTGGTGGAGTCGCCGCATCATGAGTAGTTGCATCAGCTCGCGGAACGGCGAGGCCATCGACAGGATCCCCTGGCGGAAGGCCACCACGCGACAGGTGCACTTCTGGTTCTTGACGTCCGCCGGCGGGATACCACGCTTGAGGGCCCGGTGCATCGGGCATAGCTCGTCACCGAAGATCCTTTGCAAATCCTGCGTGATCTGCATCCCCTGGAATCCCTGATCGATTGCCAGTTGCACCAGGTGATACGGCTTAAGGATCCGGGCGATATCGGCGCCGACCCGATCGTAATCGACGACGTTGCCGGGTGTGCGGATGATGTGTCCCTGGTGAGCCCATGCCGCAATCTGCGACTCCATTCGCGGATCGCGGCCGGGTGGATCTTCGGGCAACCAGCAGTAATGCCGCAGCCAATAATCTCGCCGTACGAACTGCCATTGCCGCTTTTCGCCCCGCTGGTCCTCGTAATCGACGGTCACCGGCTCGCCCGTGTCGTCGCCGAAGGCCAGCACGAACGAGCAGAAGTCCCGCAGTGCCCCCACGTCCAACGCCCCCCAGCACGGCTGGCCGACGAACCGAGTCCAGTCGATCTGCTCGTGGCAGGCGTCCCATATGTCCATGGGAATGATCCGCTCGGCCTGCTCGGTACGGATGTTCAGATGCAGACGCTTGAAGGTGTTCTCGTAGGCCGGGTTCTCGCGGGCCTTCTTGCACTCGCCGCGCAGATAGTCGATCGAGACGCTGACGCCGAGATTGGGGTTTGCCGCATACCACGTATCCTCCCGCGTCCAGTCGGCGTTGCGGTCCGCCTCATAGATCACCGGCAGATACGCCGCATCGGCGACGATCCCGTCGCGGACCTTGACGGCGTAGCCGTACTCCTCGTTGCAGATGCTCGGTCGATCGTAGTCCGCCGTCGTGACGAACAGCATCAGCGGCTGGATCCTGTTCGCCGAGGCCATCGCCGTCACCAAAGCGTCATACAGCTTGCGGTTCGGCTGGGCGTGCAGCTCGTCCATGATTCCCAGGTGTTGATTGTCGCCATGCGCCACGTTCTCATCGGCCGGGATCACCTTCGTGACCGTATTGTCCGGCTTAGTCAGGCAGCGGGTCGTCGCATACTGCTGACACCGCTTGGCCATCTCCGGTTCGTTGTTGATCATCCCCACGATGTGTCGGTAGAGTTTGGACGCCTGGTCGCGCGAGGCCGCCGCGATGTTGTTGATCTGGCCCGCTTCACCGTCCTGAAAGAACACGTAGTTGTGGAGCGCCGCCGCCAACGGCGTCTTGCCGTTCTTGCGCGGTACGAAGATGAAGCACTTGCGGAACCGGCGGACCGTTCGGCCGTAGCTGTCCTGGCGAAACCAGCCGAACAGGTTGGCGACGATCGCCTTCTCCCATCGCTCCAGCACAAACGGGCGGCCAGCCAGGGCCCCCTCGATGTGCGTGCAGCAGGTCTCGATGAAATCGATCGCGTACTCGGCCGCCGCCGCCTCGAACCGGCAGCCCTCGGCATCGCGGAACGGATCGTACCCGGGGATATCGCACAGCACGGACCGCCAGCGCTTGGGCGCCAGCGTCCGCCGCCGTTGCCGCGTTTTCGGCCGTTCTAGCGATGCCGTCACCATCAGCCCCCCTCCCGCTCGACCACGATCACCGTGCTGCGCGGACCGAGCACCTCGATCCGGGCGGCCATATCTTGATCCTGTAGGATCGCCTGGACATGCTCGGCTCGAAACGAGTTGACCCAGAAACCGCGGGGGTCCCGGTAGAAACTACTTTTGCGATGGTCGAGACCGCCGAAGATGCTGATGATCGTATGCCGGGCCCGTACCCGTGCAACCTGCTGGAAAAACCGCAGGAACCACGGACCCGTATGCTCCAGGATCCCGCAGGCCAGCAATAGGTCGACGCCGACCCACGATGCGACGTCCATCGTCAGGAAATCGTCACAGATCGCATCGCCCCGCTCCTGGAGGTCGATCCCATGGTAGTTCGGAACCCATTTGCGAGCTGGCGACCGCAAGCCGCAGCCCGGCTCGAGACAACTCTGGATCCCACGCTCGTCGATATAGGTCCGGACGAAACGCCAGAGTGGGGCCTGGCGCTTCAGCATCCGGCGATAATGCGACACTTCGCGGCTGTTCCAATAGTCACACGCAACCCGGTCCATCAACTCGCCCCCCCGAAAAACTTGCGTTTGACATCGTCAGTCGTCGGTTTCTCCATCGCCCGCACGCCTGCGATATCCGCCGGCGTCAGCCCGAAGCACGCGGCCCCCTTGTAGACCTGCCCCCACGCCCGGTTGCGCACGTGCAGCAGCGGATTCTCCACGACCGTCCCGTTGCTCGTCTTGATCAGTAGTGCCCGGGTTCCGTCCTTGTTGCGGGTCCGGTCGAGCTGCTGCTCGGCCTCCACATAGTCGGCCCACGCCGAGCACAGCAGCGCCAGCGTTTCGCGGTTGAGCTCCGTGACCAGGCCCGCCTTGAACAGAATCGGGCAAAGCCGTTCCCAGCACTTTCTCCCCTCCCCTTTTAGCCATATCGGCCGCGCAGGGCGTTTGTGGTCGAGGTCCGGCTCCGGACCCCGCTTTTTCGCCCTCCAGGATTGCCGCAACCGTAATACCGGCGTCGGCGTCGGCTTGGGCCCGCGCTTCGCCATTACCTACCCCCCCCCTCGAAACCCGTGAAAAAACACGCGTGGT